GGAACACTGCCCCTACACTCCTGCTCACTTTCTCTAAATGCTGAAGGCATAAAAACCCGGATATTACAAAAATTTTGGATATTACTTATAAATCAATGACTTACGCTCGGATATTACACGGATATTACGGATAATGCCCAAAAAATAGGCAAACCCCTGAATGCATATACAGTAGTTGCCTAAAAAATAAGCAAACCACTGTATGCATATCACCGTATTTCGGAGGTGTATGGAGGCCCTGAAATAAAATATTATCCGGCAAAATAAAAATCAAAAGTGATGGGGGCTCCGTACATCATCTTTCGGTTGAAATTTTATGTAGCGCCGCAAAATAAACGCAGCGAAGGCACAAAAGAAAAAAGCCGGGTTTTTCCGGCCTCCCTAAGTGCGTCGCTGCGTGCTGCTAGCATAATTGGTCGCCCGCCAAAAGTCAAGGGGTTCCAGAAATATTTTCTGACATTGTCAGAACGCGCCCATCAGAGCGCGCGCGAGAGAAACAACTGGTCATGACCCCGCCGAAGCGGGGAAAAATGGGCAATAAAAAACCCGCCTTTCGGCGGGTCAGGGTCAGATGGCAGGGTATCGAAGGTGTCGGGTTTCGCGCAAAAAGTCATGCCATCGCATATCTTCTAGTCCCCAACTACGCTCAACAACAACGTAATTGCCACCGATGCGCCAGTACAACGTACGATAGTCTGAATCCTCGCCGACCCATCCCGACGGCGTGTCGGGGATCTCCCCTCTATCTTCAAAGGCTAGCATCAAGTCAAGTGCGGCCTCGCGATTGCAAGGCGGTCGGCCATCGTAAAAATTTCTGAGGTCAATTTTCATTTTATATTCTTTCAGGTTATGCCCCGACCGGATGGCCGGGGCGATTGTTGTCGGAGTCAGTACCAGAGGTCGAGCGTCACCCGCCGCTCGACCTTTTCTTCCTCATCCCATTCAAAATAATCCCGTGTCTTCGCACGGCTGTCTTCCGGGGAACATCCCCATGCCCAGTAGGCAGGCTCGCCCGTGGCGAGCCGGAGATCGCCACAATTGTTGACGACGACCGCACCGATGAGGTCGTTAATTTCAGTAACTCTTTTCATCTTATTCGCCTTTGGGTTGTGGCCCGGCTTTCGCCGGGCCGATTGTTTCTGACAATGTCAGAGGTTGTTGTCGATCCGAAGGTCAGTCTTCAAGCCGAGCAAACCGGCTTCCAGATCCTCTCCGCCTTTAATGCTGGCTTTGTAACCTTGAACGCGGGTGATGAGTGCATCCAAGTCTTTCAGTATGGCTTCGACCATTTTCACGGCTTTAGCCTGTTCGGCTTTGGCTTTGGCTTCGGCTTGTGTTGCGACCATAACGGCTTTAGCCTGTTCGGCTTCGGCTTTGGCGGCTTCGGCTTTTTCGGCCTCGACCTTTGCCTGTTCGGCTTTGGCTTCGGCTTCGGCTTGTGCCAGTGCCGCAGCTTCGGCTAGAGCCGGGTCCATCTTGGCTTTGGCTTCGGCCGCCTTGGCTTTGAGTGCCGCCGTGTCGGCTTCGCTTTTGGCAATCTTACTATTAGTAACGGCTTGCGCCGCTGCATTACTGGCATTGCCTTTGTTGATTGCGGCCTGAGTCGCAACCTTCTGCGCCTCATTGGCTTCGGCCTGTTCTGGGGTCAGTTCGGGAGCGGGCTGGACAATCACGGCAGGCGGGTATGCACGTTCGACGGTACGCTTGACGTATTGCGACACTTTATCCTGAGCGGCTTTTCGCGCTTTTTTGTCCGTCACCTTGTCGGCTTCGAGACAGAGGATATCGCGCTCGACCTTCGGCAGCGCCGAAATAATCCATTCGGTCACTAGCGGCTTGTTCATCAGGCCCTCGGTCGGCCATGCGGCTTTGACGGCTTCAGCCACCTTAGTCCACATTCCATAGACTTTCTCAGTGCCCTCAACCGCCTTGATAACAGCAACACGGACGGCTTCGACGGCTTTGGGATCAATGGCGATATACAGGTTTGCAAGTGTAGACATGATGCTTTATGTTCCTTTAAGTAATCTGACATTGTCAGAATGGGCCGAGACGGGATGCCTCGGCATGGGATATATAGCAGGGACTGTGCCAGCTCCGCTAAGTCATTGATTTATATTAACTTTCTAAATAACAGTATAGCACAGAACCCACCTAGTGTAAAGAAAACCGACACTAAACTGACCCTGTTTTAGCTAAGTCATTGATTTATAAGGGATTCGCAGTGTAAAGAAATCCGACACTAGCAATGCCCGCAAACCACGCAAATACGTTTAAGTCATTGATTCATAAGGGAAAAATCGTGTAAAGAAATCCGACATATCCTGATGGGCTAATCCTTTCGAGCCTAGTCCGTCCGGGGCTCCTACCCGACCCCACCCCCCTAAATTGGCGATGGGACTCCGCCCCCCCACACCCCCTTGTGTTCCACCCGTAATTACCATTTTTAAAAAGCTCAGTATACTGAAAAGGCCCCCCTATCGAATAAAACGGGCCTCTAAAAAATAGCATATAAAAATTTCTGAAAGTTCAGGTATACTCGCGCCATCTCGGTTTACCGATGCGGTTACTAATATGTATATGCCCCCGATTGAATCGGACGTTCCCCTCGATGATAAGGCAGAAGTCACTCTGCCTAGAATGGATGAGCGGGAAGAGTTAGAGGTTCGTGCTAGGACTATTCAACTGATTGCAGACTTGACCGGTGAACCTGCGGTTCCGGAAGAGTTCCATATGCACCAAGCACGGCAGATTATTAAGTCCAAGGATCTGCGTAATCTCTCTGAACTGCCAAACGAAACAACCCTATATCTGCGGGAGCTAGTATCCCGTTACGATTACGAAGTCGTCAGAAACCTAGCCGACTTAAAGACCTACACCACCCACAAGCTGCTTGAGCTTACAAACGACGCGAACCCTAAGATTCAACTGGGTGCGCTAAAACTGCTGGGTGAGATCGACGGTATCGATGCTTTTAAGAAGCGCACAGAGATTACTGTGCAACAAAAGTCTACTGAAGATATAGAACGCGAGCTTATGGAAAAGCTCGATAAGTACACCATCGACATGGAAGAAGTCGAGATCGAAGATATAGATGCTGAACCAAGCGCAGATTAACGCCTTAAAGACCCGCTTACCAACGATGACCCCGACTGAGAAGTATCGGGTGCTTGAGCTATTGGAAGAGTTTGAAAAGCGTAAAAGATTGGGGCAAGCACAGACCGACTTCTCGGCGTTTATCAAGCACGTTTACCCTAATTACAAGTTCGGTGCCCATCATAAGAAGCTGATCTCGCTGTTTGAAGCGATTGCTCGCGGCGAGAAGAAACGGATTATCGTCAACATTGCCCCCCGGCACGGGAAATCGGAGCTTATTAGCTACCTTGCACCTGCTTGGTTTTTAGGCAAATTCCCCGACAAGAAGATCATTATGACCTCCCACACTGCTGATCTGGCGGTGGACTTCGGTCGTCGGGTGCGAAATCTTGTCAGTGAGGATGCTTATAAACAAGTATTCCAAGACGTAACGCTGCAACAGGACTCAAAGTCTGCGGCCCGGTGGGGTACTAATAAGAAGGGCGAGTATTTCGCTATCGGTGTGGGTGGTGCGCTGGCAGGGCGAGGCGGTGACCTAATCCTTGTGGATGACCCTCACTCAGAGCAAGAAGCCAAGACCGGTAGACCAGAGATATTTAAGCCTGTCTGGGAATGGTTTCAGTCCGGCCCCTTGCAACGTCTGATGCCGGGTGGGGCAATTATTATCGTGATGACACGATGGAGCAAGCTGGACTTGACTGGTCAGATTATTGACCACATGGCTAAAAACCCGGACGGCGATCAGTGGGAGATTGTTGAACTCCCGGCTATTCTTAATGAGGGCGAAGAAGATGAGAAGTCTCTTTGGCCTGAGTTCTGGCCGCTGGAGGAGTTAAAAGCCAAGAAGATTGCGATGGACTCGCGATACTGGCAGTCCCAGTATATGCAGAACCCCACCTCGGAAGAGGGCGCGATCATCAAGCGCGAGTGGTGGAATATATGGGAGGAAGAAAAACCTCCACCTTGCGACTTTACGATTATGTCGCTGGACGCTGCACAAGAAACCAACAACCGTGCTGACTATAATGCGCTCACAACTTGGGGCGTGTTTACCAATGAAGAAACCGGCGTCAAGAACATCATCCTGCTCAACAGTATAAAAGAGCGTCTGGAGTTTCCGGAGCTTAAAAAGCTGGTGCTTGCTGAGTATAAAGAGTGGGAACCTGATACATTTATTGTTGAGAAAAAGTCCAACGGCGCGGCTCTATATCAGGAGCTTCGTTCTATGGGTGTGCCGGTAAGCGAATTTACGCCGAGTAAAGGTCAGGATAAGGTCACTCGTGCTAATGCCGTGGCTGATATTTTCTCATCTGGAATGGTATGGGCACCTGATACCCGCTGGGCGCGAGAAGTCGTTGAAGAAGTTGCGTCATTCCCGTTCGGTAAGAACGATGACTTGGTGGACAGCACAACACAGGCTTTAATGCGGTTCCGAAAAGCGGGTTTTCTTACCCTACCCAGCGATGAGCCAGAAGAAGTACAGATGTTTAGAAATAAACGGCGCGGCAGTTTTTACTAATTAGGGATCAAAAATGGCTACGAATATTGACAAATCCTTCTACCAAGCCCCGCTCGGCCTAGAAGAAGACGCGCAAACTCCGCTGGATATCGAGATTATTAACCCGGAGATGGTGACTCTGGATGACGGATCGGTTGAAATTACGATCACTCCGGGCGA